TCGTGATCGTGATATTGATGCACTTAACCACGTACTAAGTACTGAACTTGGTAGGTGGTTTTTTTGTAGGCTTTTAGACCGAACCGACATATTGAAACAATCGTTTACTGGTAATTCTGAAACATTCTTTAACGAGGGTAAACGAAAAGTAGGTTTAGCATACATGAATATGCTAGGACAAATTGGTGATGGTGTGGAGGGTGTAAAGAAATATCATCAAGCACAACTGGAATATATCGAACAACAAAAATTATTTGAGGCATTAAAAGAGAAAGGTGAATAAACCACATGGCAGAAGAATTAGAACAAGGCACGAATGATAACACAATGAGTGCGGAAAGTGGTACACCACAAGACACGAATACACAAGAACAACAAGGAACAATCTTAGGTGGTGGTACTGACACAAGCGGTAACCAAGAACCACCTGCAGAACCTGTTGTTTATGATTTCACAAAAGCATTTGAAAGTGGTGAAGTAGACCAAACAATCGCAGATGAGTTTTCTAAAATGCTTAATGGTGTAGGTGCTACGCAAGAGCAGGCGGTAGAGTTAGCTAAATTTGGTAACAAGTATGCTACTGATCTTGTAACTGCTTATGAAGCTAAAAGGCAAGAGGCTTTGGTAGAACAGTATAACAACTACGTAGAACACACAAAAGAGGTATTAGGTAATAAATACGATGAAACTGTAGCTAAGGCAGGCGCAGGTGTAGAAGTAGTAGAAAAATCTATCCCAAACATTCGTGAAATTTTAGCTGAAAATGGTTTAGGAAATCGTGTTGAGTTAATTCAGTTGTTTGCGCAGATCGCTGGCATGGCTGGTGAAGATAGCAATACAAGCAATAGCAAGCCAGCTACAGAAATTACAACTGAACAAGAATTAGCAAATCGAATTTATAAGGATATGTAAAAGGAGATTAATTAATGGCAATCGGAACTATGAACCCAACTATTTTAGACGTTGCAAAACGTATGACAGGTGATGGTAATCTTGACAAAATTGTTGAGATGATGAACCAAACAAACGAAGTTTTAACAGATATGACTATGCTAGAGGGTAACTTACCTACTGGTAATGTATCTACAGTACGAACTGGCTTACCTAAAGTTGCATGGCGTGTGTTTAATGATGGTGTAGAACCTAGTAAATCTGCAACTGCACAAGCTACTGACACTTGCGGTATGCTAGAGGCGTATGCAGTTGTTGACCGTGAATTGGCAAAGATTGCTAACAACGCAAAAGAATTCCGTTTACAAGAAGATCGTGCATTCCTAGAAGCAATGAACCAAGAAATGGCATCCACTCTATTCTATGGTTCTAAAGCAATGCCAGAAAAGTTTGTTGGTTTGACACCACGTTATTCTGACAAAACCGCTAAAAGTGGTGAAAACATTATTGATGCTGGCGGTACTGGTGCGAACTTAACATCTATTTGGCTTGTGGTGTGGAGTCCTAATACAGTACATGGTATTTATCCAAAAGGTTCTAAAGCTGGCTTTGAAATGGAAGATGATGGTGTTGTTGATGTAACAACAACAGAGGGTAAAAAGTATAAAGCATACCAAACACACTACCAATGGAAAAACGGCTTAACTGTTCGTGATTGGAGATATGTGGTTCGCATTGCAAACATTGATGTTACTAAACTTAAAAAGGATGCATCCACTGGTGCTGATTTAATCGACCTAATGATTGATGCAGAAGAAAAAGTGCCTAACCTAGGTATGGGTAGACCAGTTTGGTACATGAATAAAACTGTTCGTGGTTTCTTGCGTAAACAACTTAACGAGGGGCATAAATACCAAACTGCAGCTGGTGAAGAGCCGGGTAAAATTACAGTTGATTTCAATGGTACACCAGTTAGACGAACTGATGCATTGATCATTGGCGAACAACAAGTACGATAATTTAAGGGGGTAACTACTTATGATGTTAGATAAAGATAATACGTTTTTCTTACGTAAAGATATTACTACAAACACAAATTCCGACGTTGTTTATAATGGTGGTGCTGGTAATGCATATGTTGCACCTTGGCTTGTAATTCGCCTTGAAAAAGATGTAACTGGTACACCTTTATTCAATGTGTATACCTCTGATAAAGAAAATATGGCTAATGCAGTTTTACTTCATGGCATTACGTTGCCTGCAAACGCTAAAGCAGGTACAGAGATTGTTACACGTTTAGGACAAGGTGCAAAAGAGTATATCAGAATTAACGCTAACAATATGACTGCTGGCGCTATTTCTGCATTCTTGGTGTTTGATGCGAATACAATTTAATGGGGGTAACTATGTTAGTAACAACTAAAAAGAAAATTTACTTGTGCGATTTTGGTGTTGTTGATGAGGGTGTAGAAATTGATGTTTCTGCAGAAATCATTGAACAGTTTGGTCATGAAACTTTTGATGGTATTCCAGTTGAAGTTGAGGAACCAACAGTAGAACCTACAGAAGAAACAGTAGAACCTACAGAAGAAACAGTAGAACCTACAGAAGAAACAGTAGAGCCTACACCAAACAAACGTGGTAAGAAAGCTAAAGAAACTGCTGAATAATTGAACGAGGGGTGCTTATGCATCCCTCTTTTTTTATAGAAAGGTGGAACAAATGACACCTACTGATATTTGCAATCAAGCATTATCGCTTATCAATGCTGGTCGCATCCGTTCCATGACAGAAGAAACAGAACCTGCTAGACAATGTAGATTGCATTATGATCTAACACGTAGAGTATTGTTAGAACAGTTTGAGTGGAACTTTGCACGTAAGCGTGAACGAGCGGTACTATCTGAACATAAGATAGATGGCTGGGGTTATGTGTATGCATATCCTGAAAAGTGTGTTCGCATCCTTGCGGTCATTCCACAGGGTGATAGATACCGAGCGGAAAAGCAACGTGAATATGATGTTTACCTAACTGATAACAATACAAAGTACATCGTATCTGATGTACCATTGATGCACATTGATTATGTGTACGATATAACCGATGCTGATGTAATGAACCCTATATTCGTTAAAGCATTGGTGTGTAAGATGGCATCTGATTTAGCGATGCCACTAACAGGCAATAGCGGTTTATTCGACCAATCGTACAAGTTATATCAAGCAGCATTACAAGAGGCAAAATCTATGAGCGCAAAAGAACGTAGACTAGATATGCCTTATGTATCTAGCTATTTGAAAGCAAGGAGTTGGTGATATGCAACCTATGTTTATCGGACAAGTCGCATTTACTACAGGCGAAGTATCGCCAGATGTATCTAGTCGATTTGACTTAGAACAATATAAAAGTGCATTACTGCTTGCTGAAAATGCGGTAATTAGACCCTATGGAGCGGTAGCACGTAGGCAAGGTTCACAGTTTATTGGTTACGCTAAATACAATGATAAGCCTGTTAGACTGTTTGAATTTACCACCAATAAGAACCAATCATTCATGCTTGAATTTGGTGATAGATATGTTAGGGTATGGCGGAATGGTGTATATACAAGTGTTGAAGTAGCAACACCATTTGAGGCGGACATTGTAGGTGAATTAAACTGTATCCAAAGTGGCGATGTAATGTTCATCTGTAGCGGTAAATATCCTATCCATACACTATCTAGGTATAGTGATACAGACTGGAAACTAGATGTATACAAATTATCTGAGCAACCATACGAGGATATCAACACAGACAATTCTCATACATTAGTTGTTAATGGCGATACGATCACATCTACAAAAGACCTTTTCACACAAGATATGGTTGGTAGTGTAATTCAGATTGCATACTATGTGGAGGCGGTACATACACAGATTAGCGGTATCGTTGTAGCGAAAAAAGTCAAACGCTATATGCAACCACAAGGAATAGAAAAGACCTACAACAACATTAATTACAATGTTGAAAGCTACAGTACTGATACAGAACTATCATGGAAATTCACCACTCATGGCACATGGGAGGGTACAGTTAAAATTCAAATCTCTAACAACAATGGGCAGACTTGGAAAGATTACAGAACATACACCTCTAAGAATGACTACAATGTAACTGATACAGGTAAGATAGAGGCTGGAGCAAGGTTAAAATATATCTCCGATATTAAAGGTGGTTCTGTTAATTGCGACTTATCTATTATGCCGTTTACTCAATATGGTATCGTTGAGATTAAAAGCGTAACCGATGCTAAGAACGCAAAGGTTAATGTTCTGAATGGTATTAAAGAGGGTGAACCTAGCCACCAATGGAAGTTAGGCAGTTGGAATAGGGGTAGAGGTTATCCTAAATTATGTACATTCTATCAAGATCGTTTTGTAGTTGCTGCTACTGATAGCAAGCCTAACTATATTTGGTTTAGCCGTACTGGTGATTATCCTAATTTTGGTGTTGAAAAAGTAGGCGGTACAATCACAGATGATAGCGCAATCACACTACCAGTAATCAACCGCAAGATGTATGAGATTAGACACCTTGTACCAGCTAATGACTTAATTGTTTTAACTAGCGGTAATGAGTGGATAGTAGATGGGAGCAAGACTGTTACACCTACTAACTGTTACCTTAAAACACAAACACAACGTGGTGCATTGAAATGTGAACCACAGTTTATCGGTAATCGGTGCGTGTTCGTTCAAGAGCGTGGCGGTACTGTTCGTGATATGGGGTACTCTTATGAGAGTGATAACTACACAGGGCAAGACTTAACGCTATTTGTTAAAACATTGGTTAAAGGTCATGTAGCGGTTACAAGTGCATATGCACAAGACCCTGACAGTATTATTTACTACGTTCGAGATGATGGGCAGTTGAATTGCTTAACCTACATACCTGAACAAAAGGTGTATGGTTGGTCGCACTTTGTAACGAATGGTAAATACCGATATGTAGAGAGTGTGGCAGAGGGTGAACAAGACACAATCTATTTTGTAGTAGATCGTGTGATTAATAATAAGAATGTGAAATGCATTGAACGTAGTATTCCGTTGTACACAGAAGATAACTCCGATGTGTTCCTAGATTGCTATGTTAAAGTTGCTAATTCAATTAAGACTGATTACATTAACGCACCTCACCTAGTAGGGCAAATGGTAGACATAGTAGTTGATGGACAACAGATGCCATCTAGGGTAGTACCACCAACTGGTGTTATTAAATTAGATGGCAAAGCAAATGTAATTACTGTTGGGTTACCTTACACTACTAAAATTAAAATACCTAGCGTAGAGCAACAAATAAACGATGGCACGTTGCAATGTAGATTGATTACTATGTCACGAGTTGCGTTGCGGTTATATCGTTCATATGGTGGCAGCGTTGGCAAAACATTTGATGATGTAGATGATTTAATTATGAAACCTAAATCGCTATTTACTGGTGATACTGTAATAGTACTACCTAAGATAGCAACTAGCGTTAATACAAATACAGAAATTTGCATAAAGCACTCAAAACCTTTCCCATTTAACCTGTTAGCGGTTACAAGAGAGGTAGAAATTGGCGGTGGTTTCCCAAATGTTCATGGAATGTAATATTTGCCCATCTAAGCACGTTTCGTTAATTCGTGAGTTATATATCAACTTACGTTCGATAGATGCCTTAGAGGTTAAATATATAAATCGAAAAAATTCAAACTATGGCGAAAATGACTTTGTGAACGATATTCTTGGGGAAGATTATCAAAGTCGAATTGTTATTGATAATGACAAGCCATTATGTGTGTATGGGGTATCAAATACATCAATAAATGGTATGCATTGCATTTACTTTTTGGGGAGTAAGGAATTTGAAAACAATTTATCCTTACAAAAACAATTCATAAGAGTTAGTAGAAATATCATTAGGGAATGGCTACAAACTAGGGAAGTACTTTTTAATTACATACACAAAGAAAATCACCGCACCATTAGATGGCTAAAGTCTTTAGGTGCGGTTATTCATTACGATATTAACGATGGGGATATGGTTTTATTCACATTGAGAAAGGGGGATGCGAATGTGTAACCCTATTGCATTAACGGCAGCAAGCATGGTTGGTACGTTGTTTACACAACACCAACAAGGTAAGGCGCAAGCTGCAATGTACGCACAACAGGCAAGGGTAGCAGAGGCTAACGCACGCATAAGTGATCGCAAGCAAGAACAGATTGCAGACCAAGCCTTGCAAGAGCGAGATAAAATGACCGATAAGATGCGACTTATCCAAGGGCAGAACGTAGCAGAAACTGGTGCAGGCGGTTTAGCTATGAGTGGTACACCATTACAGTTAATGGCTAGTAGCTATGACGAATACAACAAGGATATTCAGAATTGGGAAACTAACAAAAATAACAGTATCTACAATGAATATCTTAATGGCATGAACTATCGAAACGAGGCAAGCACCGCACGTGCAGCGGCAAGCAACGCTAAATCACAAACTAGAATGGCAATGCTAGGTACGATATTAAGTGGTGCATCTAGCATCTATGGTTTGAAAGGTCAGTATGGCGGTAGTAGTAATAGCGGTGGATATTATTCACCTAGCTTAAAAGCATCTCAACAATCTAACTTGGTTAGAGATGGTAGGTTTGTAAGAAATACTATCAGAAGTAATAAGTGGGGTATCTAATGCGGTTTGTTAATTACAATGGCGAACAAAAACTAAATACAATTAGTGGTGGTGTGCAAGCTACTGGTAATGAATTAGCGTTTGGCGGTAATCAACAAGGCTTGAAAAGTGTAGTTAATGCCATTGATAACATTAACGCACAGATGCAAAAGCGACTTGATGAAGATTTAAACATCGCATACATGAATGCTGAAACAGATTATAAAAATCGTATATCGCATGAATTGACCAATAAAGAAACTGGTATTTTACATAAAGAGTTAAATGGCGCTGCTAATGTAACGCAACTATTTAATGAAAGTGAATATAACATCAGACAAGAGGTATTAAGTAATTTACCTAACAATAAGCGATTGCGTGAACGATTTTTACAAATGGCGGATAAAGATTATCACGCTAATAATATGCGTGTCCAAGTACATGAGCGCTCTGAACGTGAAAAATACAAGGATGTAACATTCAATAACAATGTGAAATCATCTGAACAGATTGCAGTACTAGGCTATAACAACCCTAACATTGTATCTAACTCATTAAGCACTATTAAAAGTAGCATTGAAACCATGTATGGTGAACGTGGCGAAGAATTTGTAAAAGCTAAATATCAAGAAGTAGCTGATAGAGTAGGCGCTGCAATTATCGATGAAACAGTAACACGAAATGATATTACCGCAGGTCCGCAAACAATCGCAGCACTAAGAGAAATGGGTGTAAGTGAGGGAATATTATCTAAAGCTGCAGTAGCCATCGATAAGGTAAATACGCAACAAACAATAGATAAACGTATTGTAGGTGATGTAGATACCTATGGTGAAGATGATGCTAGTATCGAAAAAGGCGCTGATGCATTTATTGCTAGTCTACCTAAAGCAGGGCAAGGCGGAAATATAAACCTACCTGCACTTGATGGTGCAGTCAATGAACAGTTAGGTAAACCATATGTGTTAGGTGGTGATGGTGGAGAAAGCACAGATTGTGGTAAATTCACTTTAGATGCCATGTCAAAAGCTGGTGTTACTCTTAACTACCGCACCGCAGATGGTCAGTATTTACAAGCGGAACAAGAGGGTAAACTTGCAAAAGATATATCACAAGCACAAAAAGGCGATTTAGTATTTTGGTACGTAGAAAGCAATAACGAACGATGGGCGCCTAGTGATGATCCAAGTGCAGTAAACACGAACAATCAAGCCTATAAAGGTGTAACTCATGTTGGTATATATATGGGTGATGGTAAAGTTGCACAAGCTGGTAACGGTGGTGTGTCTATTGTTAGTGCTGATATTTACCCAGTAGTTGGTGTAGGTAAGTTTAGTGGTAGTGCTAAGGGATATACCGATGGCGAACTCTTACAAAAGAGAGAAGAGTATATGAAAGCCTATAAGGTAGAAGTATCAAAACGTAAAAAGGTTAGAGCCGAGGCACTAGCAAGGCAAAAAGAGGCTATCCAATTACAACTGATTGAAATGGGTAAGAATGGTGCATCTAGCGGTGAGATGGCTAATTTCTTAGATAACGCTATTGGGGATAATAAAGAACTAACCTTAGCGTTTGGTTCACAAAGAAACCAATTTATGCGAGCTGATAAAAAGGAACAACAAGCGGCAACACAGTCATGGGGAGTGAATGAAATTCGGTCTATGATTGGTAATAATAAATCACAAGAAGAAATCTTTAAATTTATTGATGATAATCATATTAACTTGTCATTGGAGCAATACAACTCATTGCGTAGAATAGTTAATGATCGTGATAACGGAACTGGTGATTATGCACCAGAGTTAGCTGGTGTGAATTATGTTCTTAATGATAGTTTAGAGAACATGAACGAACAACAAAAGGGGTTAGCACGGATAGGCTTTAAACAACAAATGGGTGCATGGGTATCTAAGTTCAGAGCATCTGAGGGGAGAGAACCAACAAGTACTGAGTTAGATTGGGCTGCACATGAAATAGCAGGTAATACAATAATAGAAACAACAAAAGTAGAGCATTTTTGGCAAAATGGAGATAATTATAAAACTAATACATCGATGGCTATGTTGGCTGGTGATGGCATAGTTAATTGGAAAGTACTTGGTGATACACATTATATAAGACTTTATAAATCTAATGGTGATTTTGAAGATATGGATGAGGGTACATTCCATGCTAGGTATAATATTGAGGGATAGGTGAAAATATGTCTAATAACCCATGGAAAATAGAACAACAGAAAATCAACCCGTTTATTAACAAGGATGGTGATCATGGAGAGTTAGGCACACCTGTTAATGGAGTTGTAGGTAATGCGGTAGATGCAGTAAAACAAGTAGGTAATGCTTTAGGCGGTTTAGCAGATGCACCTTATCTAGTCGATACAACTGGTAGCGGTAAGGATAGAACCTTACAGACTGTAACTACCATTGGCGAGGCTTTAAAGGAAAACCCTATTATAAATAACCCAGCCTTACAAGCTGCATCCGCACGTTTTATCTATGCAAGTAATGATGCGGTAAAAGCTAATGCAGCACTAGACTATGCTAATAAACTGAACATAGGTGCTGATGTTATCTTGAATAGCGGTGAAACAGGGTTTACGAGAGCAGCTTATCTTGCTAATCAAGTAGATAGAGGGCGAACAGTACAATCGCTATATGATGAGTACCCAGAGTTATACAAGATTAAATATGGTTCACAATCAGAGGCTATATATAGTTTAGATAACTTGCAGTCTATCAAATCTACTCATGGCATATGGGATAGCATCCAACAGAATATATGGTCTATCAATGATCAGATGAAATTGGGCGATGCTGGTTATGAGTTATCTAACACTACTGACCCTAAGAAAATCGAAGAATTAACAAACGAAATTCAACGATTACAATCTAACCTTTCAAATTATCGTCATGCAGATGGTATGGATGTTGCACAATCGGTTATCGGTGAAACCGCTGGACAAGGCTATATGATGGCTAAACAAGGCGGTATAGGTGCGGTAGCTGGTGCAGTTGCTGGTGCATTAATCGGTGGCTTGGCTACAGAGGGTGTAGGTGCAACCGCTGGTGCTGCTACTGGTGCTAAATGGGGTGGCGGTGCTGATATGGCACGCAATATGTATAAAATGTCATTTGGCAATAAGTACATTGAACTTACTCAAAAGAAAGATGCGAACGGCAACCGAGTATACACAGACAAAGAGGCTAATCAATATGCTATGTCTTACGCTGCTATTGATGCTGGCATTGAGTTTGCAGCAACTGCAGCTATGGGTAAAGCCTTTAAAGCAGTAGCACCTAAAGGTATGATTGCAAAAGCTATTAGTGCTGGTGTTGGTGATACAGTCAAAACCTTTGATAGAGGTATTGGAACAACTGTTGCACAGATGGCTAAAAACTCTATTAAAGCTGGTGTACCTGAACTCTTTGAAGAGGGCTTGCAAGATGTAAACGAAAAGGTACAACATAACCTAACACGTAAGGATAATGACTTAGAGGGTTATTATAGTGTAGGTGATATTGCTATTGGTTCACTAGATGCTATGAAACAAGCGTTGCCAGCAGTAATAGGTTTTGGTGCTATCGGTGGTGCAGTAGGTGGTGTACGTACTGCAAAGGCTTTTCGTGATTTTCAAAAGCTAACACCTGAACAACAACAAGCAGCAATCATCGCAGAGCAAAACCGCAATGGTGCAGTCATTATGGATAATGTTCGTAAGGATAGTACAACCAATAAAATCGCAAAAGAAAACCCTGAACTATACGGAAAAATCGTACAAGCACAGGGCGATAAAGTTGGTGTATCAACTCAATATGTAGATGTAGCGGAATTAGTACAATCTGAAAACGGACAACTTGCAATTCGTGATATGGTGGATAATGGCTTAGTAACACAAGAGGAAGTAAAAGCAGCTATTGAGGCAGATGCACCTGTTGAAATTCCTATTGGTAGTTATGCACAAGTTTCAATGAACCTATCAGATGAAACAGTAGATGCGTTAAAACAAACCTCTTACTTTACACGTGGCGGTATGTCATTGGCTACTTTGGAACGTGCAAAGCAAGAAGTAGATGTAGCAAAATCTGTATTGAAAGATGATACATCTAAACGTGCGGAACGTATCAAAGATGATATTATCCGTAATGAGTTCGAGGGTGCATCTGATATAGATCGTGAAGTACTTAATGAGGTACTATCTGACCCTACAAATATTAAACGTAACTTCAATAACTTATTGCATACATTGAAAGAACAGTATAGAGAAACCTATGCTAGTGATTTTGACAATGCAGATAAATCTATCAATGATGCGGTAAGTACTGGTATTGAACCACAATGGTTAGTTGATTATAAAGCTAATAATGGTGGTAAAGCACCACGTACTAATGCGGAACGTAGACGAGCAGCATATGAGTATAGCCGAGCGACTACAACGGCAAGCCTTGATGGTAACGTTGATGCACTAGCGCAATCTGATGCACATTATGCAGATATGGAACATATGTTGATGCAAATCGAAAGTTTAGAGGCAATGAAAGATAAAGTCTTTGAATTGGCGAATAATGACATAGCATTACGGATGCAATTATCTAAAAGTGGATATGATGTATACAACGAAGTAGTTAAAGCTATTAGCGAAAGTACAAATAGAAAACAACGTGAAACAGCAAAAGCTAATGCGTTGTTAATGGCACAACATGCTGATGTAATGGCACAATATATGCGACAAATGGGCCGTGGTGGTTATACCGCTATGGATTATTTGAGTGATAGCGTGCGTATCAACATGAATGCTAAATTAGGAGAAAAAGGCGGATATGCACAACCACTAAATGTTGATGTTGACTTAAATCACAGATTACAAGTTGTTGATTTAACAAATCTTAAAACTAATCTGAAAACAGAAAAAGACATAATAGATTTATTTAAAAACACACCACCACAAGCTGTTATGATTGAGGATGGTAAGGTTATTGTTTTACCGCCTGATGATATTAATGGTATTAAACATATTCCATATGGTACGCAAAAAGGTAAAAAAACAGCAAATAAAAAAAGAAGAATTGTAGAAGATATTGCAAATATATTGCAACATAGTGTATTGATTGATAGCTCTCCTAATAATAAAATTGGTAGATCAAAATCTGGCATGAGTGCTAATCAACGTAAATCGCAAAATAGAAAAAATACTATTGTTAATTACCACAATTTACTATCGGCAATTCGTATTAATGGAAATTATTATGCAGTTAGATTTGTAGCAGAAGAAAAACAAGGGCGTTTAACAGTATACCCAAGAACAGTTTATTTATACGATATAATTATGCAAAAAAGCAGTACTACTAGTCGCCCGACTCAGAGTGGCAATAGCCAAGCGGTCGGTCAAATGACCAGTAATACTGCTTTTGATACTATAAGTATAAAAGATATATTGAACGGGGTCAAGGACGGAAAAGGTGTTTTATATGTAGATAATAATGGAAATGGCAATTATTATACACAAACATATAATCAAGCAGCATGGCATGGTTCGCCACATGACTTTGATAAATTTGATTTAGGTGCTATTGGTACTGGCGAGGGTAATCAAGCACATGGTTGGGGCTTGTATTTTGCTAAAGACAAAAAAGTATCTGATTTATATAGACGTGAATTATCTTTAATTCATGATGTTGATAAAGGTACATTATTTAAAGTTGATGTTC